AAAGTAGAATGCATTGAAGCTATTGAGGCTATGCTCACGCCTGATGAGTTTGTAGGTTATCTACGCGGTAACTCTTTAAAGTACCGTTGGAGGTTTAGATACAAAAAGAAACCCATAGAAGATCTACGTAAAGCTCGTTGGTACGAAGAGCGATTGCTCAAGTTCTTGATGGAGAATCAGGATGTCTTGGGATAGAAAAGCAGAACGTACTGAAAAGTTTAATAAAAGAAAAAAGTCTAAAAACAAAGCACGTACTAGAGGGTACAGGCAGTCGCAGTTAAGAGAAAAGGATGACGTTGATGACATTAAAAACTGGCAAGATGAATTATTTGGGGATAGAAATTGATTACGATAAAGAAAGTTTGCTTACAGAATTTTCTGTTCAAACATTAAAAGATAGATACTTTTGGGAAGATGAAGAATATGCTCAAGAAGCTTTTGCAAGGGCCGCTGTTTATGGTGCTACTTATCAAGAACATACTGACTTCGATCTTGCACAGCGACTTTATAACTACGCAAGTTCTAATTGGTTCATGTTTAGCACTCCTATCCTTAGTAACGGGGGAACTACTCGTGGTTTACCTATCTCTTGCTTTCTTAATTATGTTCCTGACTCAAGGCGTGGTCTATCTGATCATTATGACGAGAACATATGGTTGGCTAGTTCAGGTGGAGGCTTGGGTGGATATTGGGGTGATGTTAGGAGTAATGGTATATCTACTGCTAACGGCAGTGAGTCTACTGGTAGCATTCCATTCATGCATGTTGTAGACAGTCAAATGCTTGCATTCAATCAGGGTGTTACTAGGAGAGGATCTTATGCAGCGTATATGGACATTAGCCATCCAGAGATTGAAGAGTTTATTGCAATGCGAAAAACTACTGGTGGCGATCTCAACCGCAAGTGTCTTAATCTACATAACGGGGTTAGTATTTCTGATGACTTTCTTTTCTCTGTCCAGCAAGACTTGCCTTGGAGGTTAATAGATCCTAAGTCAAAGCAAGCAACAAAGACAATCTCAGCGCGGGACTTATGGTGGCAGCTAATACATACTAGAGCAGAAACAGGAGAGCCGTATATTGTTAACCTTGATCGTTGCAACGAAGCACTGCCAAAGAATCAAAAAGATTTAGGACTTAAAGTGCGTCAAAGTAATTTATGTTCTGAGATTACCTTGCCTACTAGCGAAGAGCGCACAGCAGTTTGTTGCTTATCTAGTGTTAACTTAGAATACTTTGATGAGTGGAAAGATGATGAGTTATTTATTAGTGATTTAGTTACCATGCTGGATAATACACTAGAACACTTTATTGATAATGCTATACAAACAGTAGGTATATTAGAACAGTGCGATACCTTACAGGAGTTTAAGTATCATGTTGACTTGGATAAAAAAGGTTTTACAAAAGCCGCTTATAGTGCATATAGAGAACGGGCGATTGGCCTTGGTGCGATGGGCTTTCATTCTTATCTTCAACGTAATGGAATCCCTTTTGAAGGAATGTACGCTTCCAGCTTTAACAATAGAGCCTTTAAACACATCAAGGAAAGAGCTACTGAAGCTAGTATACAGTTGGCTGGATCTAGGGGTGAGGCTCCTGATATGGTTGGCAGTGGTCTTCGTAACTCACATCTTCTTGCTATTGCTCCTAACGCCAGCAGCAGTATTATATGTGGTGGAACGAGTCCTAGTATTGAGCCTACGAGGGCTAACGTATTTACGCACAAGACTTTAACTGGATCTTTTAAAGTAAAAAACAAGTACTTGGAGAAGTTACTAGATGAGAAAGGTATCAACACAGATAAAACGTGGAAGGATATTGCTGCTGCTGAAGGCTCTGTTGAAGGCTTGGAGGCGCTATCTCAAGAAGAAAGAGAAGTATTTAAAACCGCACCTGAGATCAATCAAATCTGGATCGTTGAACATGCATACCAGAGACAGAAGTATGTATGCCAAGCTCAGTCAGTAAACTTATTCTTTATACCACCACCAGCTACAGCAGATCAAGAGGTGCATGATGAGTATCTGGAATATATTAATAGCGTACATTGGGCGGGAGCTAACAAACTCAAATCTATGTATTACCTCCGCTCTAATGCAGCTAGAAATACAGAGAATGTTAACATCAAAATACCAAGAATAAATCTTGAAGAAGGGGAGTGTTTAAGTTGTGAAGGTTAAATTATTATTTTTATTATTGTTATTACCTGCTTGTGCTACAGATGGAACACAGCGCAGTCAGTGGGATTATTATAAACCTAAAAATACAAAGTGTACTGATAACTACATATCTATATGCCGACAGTACGGGCCTCATCTGATTTGTGAATGCAGAAAGAGAACCAGATATGTCTAAGCATCCAATAGAAGACTGTCAGTATTACGTGTGGGAAGAGAATAGGTTTGCTTCTTATGAAGAGTTCAAAGAGTTCTACGCTAAGAAAGATGCAGAAGATACTAAGTTTAAAAACTTCTGTATCCAAGAGTGGGCTGAGTACGCAATGAATTATAATAAAGAAGACAAGCTAAACTACTCAGTGTGGCTTGCTAGGAATAAAAAGGAGTTAAAAGAAAAATGGAAGACCATAAATTAAAAGCATTAAAAAGCATGTACAAAGCTCAAATTATGTGGGCTGGTTCAGAGCTTAAAAACTATATTGAAAATCCAGCAGCTGTAGGAGAGCATACAATGCTTGAGACTATGGATGAGCTAGTAGGCAAGATAGCTGAAGCAGAAGATAAACTAGTTGTATTAGAAACTTCTTTTTTGGAGAGTGCGTTTAATGAATAAAACATTAGTAGATTTAGTAACTCTTTGGAGTTATGACAAAGGTATTATTAATAACAGCAATCCGCTTGCACAGTTTGCCAAGCTTGTATCAGAAATAGGAGAGCTTGGAGATAACATTGCTAAGCAGCGAGATGTTGCAGATGATATAGGCGACTGCCTTGTGGTGTTAAACACACTAGCAGTTATGCACAACACAGACCTAGACCAGTGTTTACGTGTAGCTTATTTAGATATTAAAGATCGTAAAGGCCATATGAATAGTAATGGCGTTTTTATAAAAGAAGGAGATATAGCTTGAGCTTATTAGATACTAGAGATTACTACAAACCATTTGACCATCCTTGGATGTTCGACTACTACTCACAGCAGAACCAGATGCACTGGTTTCCAGAAGATGTACCATTGCACAATGATGTGAAAGATTGGCAAGACCTTGATGAGTCTGAAAAGAATTTACTTACACAGATCTTTAGACTGTTCACTCAGTCTGATGTAGATGTTGGGTCTGGTTATGTTGACCGCTATATGAAGATCTTCAAGAAGCCTGAAGCACGTATGATGATGGGTGCCTTTCATAACATGGAATCAATACACCAACATGCCTACAGTTTGTTACTAGACACCGTAGGAATGCCTGAGCTTGAGTATAAGGCGTTTGCAGAGTATGAAGCTATGGCAGATAAGCATGAGTATATCGACGCTGTACGAGTCACTAAAGGCGATAGACAGTCTATTGCAAAAGCCCTGGCAATTTACTCAGCTTTTACTGAAGGACTGCAATTATTTTCTAGCTTTATTATTTTGTTAAACTTCCCACGATTCGGTAAAATGAAAGGTATGGGACAGATTATTACATACAGTATACGTGATGAGTCTATGCACGTAGAAGCAATGACAAAACTATTTAGAGAATTTATTCAAGAAAACATTGAGCTATGGACTGATGACTTCAAAGCTGAGATCTATCAGGCGTGTCGTGAAATGGTTAACTTAGAGGATAGGTTTTTAGATCTTGTATTTGAACAAGGTGACATACGTGGTTTAACAAAGAAAGAAATGCAGCAGTATATCAGATACATTGCAGACCGTAGGCTGCTACAGCTAGGCTTGAAACCTAACTACAATGTAAAAGATAATCCACTAGATTGGCTTGATGATGTATTAGGTGTAGAGCATCAGAACTTTTTTGAAGGTCGAGCTACTACATATATGAAAGCAGGGCTACGTGGTAATGTAGAAAAAGTGAGGTTTGCATGAATGAAGAGGGGAACATTATATCCTTTAAAGTATTTATAGATAAGAAGGGAAAGTTAATGACAGAGTACAGCTATCTTCCCAAAAAAGAGATTACAAAGTTTTTTGATGGTGAGGATAGTATTCTTCTGCATAAAGTTTTTAAAGAACTAGATCCTATGTTTACTAAGTTGCATAAAAGATTAGAAAAAGAATTAGAAAGCTTTATTTAATTTGAGTCAAATGAAGTTTTTGCTTGCATAATATTTTATCGCTTGTAGCCAATACATAATCAGAGTGCTTTTGTATTAAAGAAAAAATAGCCAGTTTAAGATCAGCATCTTCAACTTCAACAAATGCTGTGCTTAGATGTGAGATTGCTTCAGTATTTAATCTTATAGTTCCTGCTTCTGGAGATTCAAAAAGTACTACAGAGTCTTCCATAATTTAGTCCTTACCATTTAACTTTGTGTGACCAGTATCGGGCTGAAAGTTTTGAGGGATTAGAGTCTTGTGCATTATGTCTAGCATAATATGATTTTTTACGAGCTTTGTCTTTTTTAGATGTAGGATTTTTACCAGCACCACGGACACCTTGCTGTCCAAAGCGTATGGTTTTAACTTTGTCACCGTCTTTAGCTACAACAACATGGGATTTAGTAGGGTGCTTAGGAGTTCGTTTGGGTTTGTTATACCCAGATACTCCAGCCCTGGCTAATCTAGGATCTTTCTTTTTAGCTTTACTTCCTTTTTTATATTCTTCTCTCATTTCTTTCTATAGCTCCTTGTCTTCTTTGCAATCTTCTTAGGTTGTTTGCTATGTTGTTTACCCTTCTTAGTATCTTCACGTTTCTTTTTAGTAGTAGCAGCATATTCAGAAGATGATAAAGCTTTTATAGCTTTTTCAGGCAGGTAACGCTCACCTGTTTCGCTAGATTTCTTACCAGACTTAGTACGCCACTTCTGCTTTGTCCAAGCCTTTAAAGATTTTTGAGATTTTTTAAGTGTCATTACTGCTCATGCCTCTTATCTTGTTGTTGCTTTATCCACTCCGCAAGTTCTTTTTTATTTTTTATTTTTTGATGGGTTTGTTTTGCCATGCTTTTTCCTAAGAGATTCTTTAGCTTTCTTAGCTATCTCTGCTTGTTTAGACTTGCCAGCTACCTTAGCTCGCTGCTCCATTACAGTAAGTATTTGTATCTTACGAGCATAAGGTTTGTTAATTCCTTTTACTTTACGAGCAGTATCTCTGGCATCTTGAACAGTAGCATATTTAATACTTACAGTATCTTTAGGATTCTCATCTGTGTATAAACGCCTACCACTACCTTTAGGCTTTTTACCTGTTCCTTTTTTAGGATCAGCCATTATTTATACCCACCGCCTTTAGCTTTATATTCTTTAGCGAGTCTCTGTGCTTTACGCGCACTCCATTGTCCTGGCTTACCACCGCTTGAACTTGCTTTAATCTTGTTAAATAGATTTTTACGCATAGTAGGCTTGGTGTAGTTACCAGCCTCATTAACCCTAGATTTAGTTTTCTTTTTAGCAGCCATATTATTCCTCTTTCTTTGCTGGATCTCTAAATAGTATTTTACTTCCTGCATCAGATACATTGATCTGACGAACCCTACAGTATGTTTTAAAATAATTATTATTACCTAACATTGCGTTGTTACTAGCCACTGATTGACTATTAAGTGCAGCAGAATATTCTAAACAAGAAGTTAGTTCTCTAAAATAAAATTCTTCTCCTGTAGGCTGTCCTCTCTCCAGTATGAGAAGGACAAAGATCATCATAGTCATGCTTTAATATCTACTGTATATTTATCTTGATTATAAATTTTTAAAATAGTAACCAGCAACTGACCATTTTTATATTCATAGTAAAATTGTTCAAGATAGGTTATAGCTTGTACAGCACCTTTAACTGCAAAAGTTTTCTGCTTTACAGAATACATTTCTTTTACTCTGTCAGGTACTATAGACTCCTGTGCGTTTACACTGTTAGGAAAAGGAGGTATAGCTTCCACTACAGTCTCCTTTTCTTCTTAACAGCTTCTGTTTTAACAGCAGTAGGTTTACGCAAGTCCCAAGTAAGAAGTACTAACTTGATGTCCCACGCTGTTCCAAGTACTCTTGGGCCTTGGTTACGCACATACACTTCCGCACCGTATCCGCACTGTCCTTTGTTGAACAGCAGCCACTTCCTTGCGACTTCGTGGCGATACGATGGTGGTTGCACGTAGCGTAGCATCCTGTATTCTCGCATGTCGCAGAACAAGTTTGGGTTTTCTGGGTCATAGTCTATTTGGCTAAGAGAGCTTGAACCAGTGCGGCGATTTGTTCGTTTGTTTTCTCTTGAATTTTTTCCTGTCGCTCCAAGCTGGACACGATGGCCTCCACTTTGGCGCTCGTCACTGCTTGTGCTTGACCATTCGCCTGAGCCTTTTTTGCAGTTTCCTCCGCTATCTGAGCTATACGCTCACGGTCTTCTGCGGCATGTGCAGTATTAGCCTGTAGTACACCCCAAGCAACTGCTAAGCTT